ATCATCATCTTGTCTAAGTCTGCATCAGCTTTAATTTTTGCAGTATCTAACTGAGTATTATATTTTAATGCCATTTCTTTTATCTTAGCTTCAAAGTCTAAAGCCATTTGTTGAGTTTTTTGTTGCAGTTCTTGAGCTTGTAACTCTAAGTCTGCAATTTTTCTCTTATTCTCAGCATCAATTCTAGTAAATTCTATCTTCTCAATTGGTGTTAGAGGTGGTGGTGCAGGTGGAGGCATCATTTGTCTTCCAACATCAGGGTTTACAAAGTAACTTTCTATGTTTTTTAGACCTGCGTTCTCAATAATTTTAGATAAAGTGTTATACATATTTTTCAAAGTTACCATTGGCATCTCTTTTCCGCCTTGTAATTGAAATGCTTGTAGTTGTCTTTCTAAAATTGAGTTTAAAACTATTAATTGTTGTTCTTTTGAACCTGTACCTAGTCCAACAACTATTGAAATATTAAATCTATCTTTCCATTCAGTAGGTTTTACAGGAACATACTGATTGTTAATCATTACAATTCTTTCTTTGTCCTGATATTTTACCATCAGTTCAAATATTTTTTTAAATAAATCTTTTACACCTGTTTCGGCAAAGATTCTTGCAATCAATTCTGATCGCATTTGAGTTTGCGTCATTAACGCATTTACACCTGTTGCGGTTTTAGCATTGAGAGTGTCTGGATCTAAACCTTGACTTTGTTTAGTAACACCAGTTCTCACCTCCCTAACACTATCAAGATATGTCAATAAAGGAAAGGCTTGTTGTGAAATTGGTTGAGCTTGTAATGGCTGCATAACTTGATTCGGTGGTTGCTTAGTTCTTACAACACCACCAGGTCTAGTTGTTAATAAGTCATCCATATTAACCATACCATCCATGATTGCTACTCTGTTATTGTTTGTTAGATACATATTATCTAACACTTGACGCATAACAGTTGATTTCATTAATTGTATATCTTCAACTAATTCTGAAATTGATCTTCCATAAAATCTATGTGGCATTGGGATTGGTGTTACAGTTACAAATGGTATATCATCACAAGGCATATTTTCTAAAATCATAGTACCACTATCACCTGCTGAAATAATTTTTCTTAGTTCTGCAATACCATCTTCGTCAAAATCATAACGAACATAAGACTCATAAATTAAAACTTTTTGTGTTGATTTATCTGTAGCACTATCAACAGGAAACTCATCTATATTTCTTTGTCTTACTATTTCTTCTGTATTGTAAATATCTTCTTGTGATGTTGGTAGATCATTAACTTCATCTTCATCATAACCCATAGCCACTAAGTCTGATCTTGACATTAAAACTTTATGAGAAACAAAATCTGCTTCTTCAATTGATTTTGCGTTTCGGTCTATCAAGAATTCTTCAGGTGGTATTGACTCAATTTTTATTTTACCTTTTTTAGTAATCCTTTTTATCTTACAATTATATAAATCAAAATTTGGTTTTTCTACTTGCGAAACATCTACACCTTGATCTTCGTATTGTTCTAATAATGCTTCATATTGTTCTCTAGCTTTTTCATCTTCAAATACTTCTTCTTCAACTTCTTCAATCTCATCATCTGTATCTGATAAAGCATCTTTTTCAGCTTTGGTTAAATTTTTATAAGTTTCATGTTCTACCTTTTCGCTTTCGTCATAATAAATTTTTAAAAAACCATTTTTTTCAATTAGTGCATCTTTGAAAAAATTATAAAGTAATTGAAAGCCATTATTGTCTTTGTAAAAAACATGATTGAGATAAGCAGTTGCTTGTTCGGCAAGAGGTACATCTTCGCCAGTTACAGGTTCGCAACGAACTACTTTTTCGGATGCAGTAAATATTCTTAATAGGTTTGGTAATAAACTTTCAACAGTGTCAATTTGATTTGAAAGTAAACTTCGTAATTTAGGATCTGATAATTCTATGATTTTTTTTGCCATATTAAACTATATAATTCGTATCTACTCTTATCGGTTTAGACCAGTCGGATCTTTCAACTGGTTCTACGATAGCACCATATCGTACAGAGTCGCAAAAGTGTGATGCCCAATTGTGTAAAGGTTTGTTCCTAAAACAATTATTTTTTTCATCCCATCGTTTGCAGTATGATTTTAATGCCTCAATGAGCTTTTTGCAATTGTTTTTATGGAAGTAACACTTGGGTAACATTCGTCTTACTTGCTCAATACCATCTTCTACACTAAGTTTAGGTGCGATGTCAAATTCTAACCCCATTTCTCTTGCTGTTTCCCACCTAGACTTATTAGTGCCAATCTCTCTAACTCTAATATCATGGGGAGCTATGTGTTTAGAATAAGTATAATTTTTTTCATCAATAACATTTAGATAATGCTCTAATCCTTCACCTGAGTTTTCATAGCAATCAATAATTCTAATTTCATCACCATGACGTTGAGCAAAGGTTATGACAGTGCTGTCATTCATTCCTAGATCCCACCATGTTTCAACCTCTAAGTCTTCGTCTATCTCAAAGTCTGTAATTCTTTTTTTCTGCTCTAATTCCTCTATTGCCTTACCAAAATAAGAACCACTTATTCCAGCTTGAAATGAGCATTCAAATTCTTGAGCATAACTTTCTGCTGACATCGTTTCTTTAGCAGCATCTAATTCTTCTTGAGCTATAATTTTTGTTTCACTAGCTTTGAATACTTTAGTAAACCAATCTTTACTATATTTAGCTTTTTCATGTAAATCAAAGAACCAATTTCTCCCCATCGGTGTGCCTATGAATATGGCAAATCCTTTTCTGTCAGCTATACATGGTCTTAAAATGGTATCAAAAAGGTCAGGCGAAAGGTTTTGTGTTTCATCGCACACTATCCCATCAAAATACTGACCTCTGAT